AGCTAAGGTAAGGTTAGAACCTACAATCATAATGCGTAGGCTAGGTTTATTAGACATGGTCATTTTCCTTTAGGAAGTTGGGTGGGTATATCAGTATCAATAAGCAGTAGGTGAATCTAAAGATAGTCCTGAATTAGGATCAGTAATACCTTCATCAGCGCATTGTGCTACGTAACTAATAGCTTCATTTTCAGTATCAAAAATAGGTGCATTAGTTCCGCTTAGAATGGCATGAACATCTTCACGTTCTGTACGATCGTTGTATGACTCATCTTCACCCGGTACAACAGCAATCACTGTAGCATCGGGATTTGTAATAGCTGCTTGAGTCATAGCAGCTACTGCAGCAAAGCCAGTTTGACGTGGCTTATATACGAACAAAGATAAAATAGCTTCTTTGGTATTTTGGTTATCTTCTTCCATGGATTCTTGGGAGATGATTACAGGACGTTCTGTCGTAATGGGAATGTGCGAAATAGCTTTACGCACTTTGGCAACAATCTTTTCTTGATAAGCTTCTTGACTAATACCACCTACGTAGATACGAACAGGGGTGACTTGATCAGACAATAATGAACGACGTGACATGGTGATACTCCGGTGTAGTGGGATGATTTACACACTATGATTGTTATACCTTTTAAATAATGTATATCTGTTGTTTACTGCATTAAATGTTTTTATTTACTACTTTTGTAAGTATGTGAGTACACTAGCGGCAGGGTAAACCAGTTAGCCATGTAAACCAAGTGAATAGGAAAATCTAGGTAACTAGACTGACCTAGCACACGACCCTCAAGGGAGTGTGTGTCAGTGTAAGTGATAGAGTGATAGGTAAGAAGAGAACAAAAAAAAGAAAAGGTGAATGGGGGAACGGGGGCAGTCGAGTGGGAAAGGAAGTGAAGTACAATATGGTAGAAATTGTAAAATAGACCACAGCTAACATGGCTGTGGTCTATATGCGTTATATGAAATAGGCGCTAGTAAACCCGCGTTTTATCTGCGTAATGGCTACATCGTTATCAACCACCGCAATGCCATTTGTTATAAGAAGACGCATTGGGTCTGTAAGAACCATTGTGGGATGTTCATTCATAAACCAATCCCATTCTTCACGTATTAAGCGATGTAGTGTGGCTATAGCATCCTGACGATCTCGCTGCCATGCATTTATTATAGTAGATATTTCCATGTAGCGCACTCCGCAGTTATCTGCAGATGACAGCTTAACGTAGATCGGCGATAGATACCCACTATGCCTTTTAGTAATGAAAAAAGTACCCATTGGCATGTTGTACAAATCTTCCAATTTACATGGCGTAGTTGTCATATTGCATGGCGCGGGTATAGCGTGTGAACATAAACCTTGTGTGGTTTTCATAAAAAATCCTCTCTTCTGTTAATATGATTGGATGCCGTTGTTAACAAATTCCGTTAACTCGCCATCGTCAATGGTGTCTGGATCTATTTCTAATTCGATGGTTACTGCGCCATCTTCCGCAATGTACGTCATGGTATTGTCATCGCTAAATGTCAAAACCGCACTGACATCTAACCATTCTTCAATTTTGGAATTGACTTGTAATCTAGCATTGAATACATCCAATGCGTAGTCTGTATAGTTGCCCATCACGTACGTGGAAGCCAGTACGCTTTCAATCGCAATCAGACACAAATCACACCAGTCATCTGCGAAATAGAACTCTAATTCAACATCGTTATCATCCGTAGCGGTGATAGCTACACCGCCTTCTTCCTTATCCACACACAGCTGTATAAACTGTGATGTACGCAAGTGTTCTTCAAACACGTCGTGCGCGTAGGGCAGCTCATCTAAACGTATATAGAGAGCGTTAAGAATGCTACAAACTGCTTCAGTTAATGTACTCATGTGAAAATCCTAATGATGGTTAAATCGGCATATGCGCAGAACCTAACAGCTCTGCGCATGTGTTTATGCCGTGATTAAGTTTTGTTTAGTAGACAGCAATGATTTGTTTACTGCCATGGTAATTTCGCCGTTTATAACGACCCAACGATAACAAGCTCCTCTGGGTATAGCGCAGTTCAATATAGCAGCTGCGCGATATTGCGTAATGTTCAATCGATTAGCTAACTTTTTAACATTATCTAATTCTACGAACACCGTAGTTTGGGATTGGATTATTCCCAATAAAACAGACATGTCTCGGTGATTTGCAATGCAGATACCTGACAACATCTGGTGTATACGTTTCCCTATGGGATAAATTTGTTCATGGGAATTAACCAATCTATCAAAGTTAAGCCACAGGTTAATCATGAATATCCCGAATGCAATCGCAATGATTGATACGACGATGGATGTGTGCATTGTAGTTCTCCTTAGGAACTCTTATGATTGTACCACATTAATGATATATGTTTGATTTTCCATGCAATCAGCATAATCGATAATATGAGATGGTCACTGTTTTATAACCAAGAAGGTGTTTATGGCTACATTGCAAAAAACGGTTGGTTTGCGGTGGTTGTTATTAGGGGTGTTTCCGTTCGGGGTAATGTTACGGCGTGTGGAGGGTTCACATGCAGTGTGGGTGCGCAGCAATGTGGAACCCGTGGAGTGGTCAGATGGCAATCGTGTAATCAGCAGCATCACGCCTGAGAACATCGCTGCCGGTCAGATATGGGTACGTGGTACCGATGGAATTTCTACGTTAGCGTACGACTCCAACGAATCACCTATATCGGTTACCATTCCTACAGAACAATACTTTACAACAGAATACATTCTGGATAGCGATGCCGTCCAATCAAAACAAATCGCATTAATACCCAAACCCAAAGGACGTGTTCGATTAAATGTGTTATATGGTATCGAACAAGCCCAAGACATTGATTTTAATGTAAATGGGGACGGTGTGTTATCGTGGGATAGTTTAGCGCTCGAGCTTCTTGTAGGTGAAGGGTCTAAGCTTTACATTAGTTATTTCATAGGAACATGACATCATGTCGCAGATCATTACCAAGTTTATCCAAGACAATGCCGTTACGGGCGCTAAAATGCGTCTTAACAATAACGAAACTGCACGTGCGCGTAATCAGGCCAACACGGCTGATGTCGACTTACACAAGTTGACCACAGGTGACGTGTGGGAATTCCAAGCACAGCCCACTGCAGCTAGTGCGTTACCTATCCCTAGTGCGCCTAAAGAGTACACCACGGTTGAATACGTACAAAACTACGTAATGGGTAAAACCGATGCCAAAGATGCTGTAAACTTGTTGTCTGCCACTAACGTACCGTTAACAGGTTCTACGCCGTTAACCATCGATAGTGTCACTGGCACCAACGGCATGCGTATTGCCTTGACAGGTCAAACCACAGGCGCTGATAACGGCGTGTATGATTTAGCCGTTACTGGTCCTACTTACACACTGACACGTTCTTCTGACTTTGACCAAATTGCTGATGCTAGCGGCAAAGAAGTGACTGAAGGCGCATATTTCAAAATCATCCAAGGTACGGTGTACTCTGGCTGGGAAGCGATTTTACAAACAGCAGGTACAATTGTTGTCGGTACAACCACGTTAACATTCGCCTTGAACCCAACAATCCAAGCATTAACTGCTGGCGATATGTTGAAGAAAACAGGTAACGATCTTTCTGTTGATATCGCCACTAACGGTGGTTTGAAATCTACGTCACCGGGTAGTCAGTCTGGCCAATTAATGGTTAATGCTGATAACGCCGCGCTAGAAAAAGATCAAACGGTCCGTATTGATTCTGTTACTGGCGCTCTTGTTGCACGCAAAACCAAGAAACAACCGTTTACACTAACACCTACTGATATTACAAATCAATATGTCGATTTACCAGATGTAGCGGGTACGGGTAGTGTTGTGTTCACAGCGGTAGGCGGTGGTGACCAAGTCGAAACTGATGACTACACTATTAACTACACCGGTGGTGTATCGTCCAAAACGCGTATTACATTTGCAGGTGGTTTAGCTACCGGTGGCGTATCGGCGTTGGTTAATGGCGATAAATTGGTTATTGGCTATACTTCGTTCTAATCTGAGGAGAACCCTGTGTCTCAAGTAAAACTGAAATTCATTGAGGCGATGGCTGCCGTAACCCCTGTCTTTGGTGCATTGCTGCAGTCTGGCGATAAACTAACAGACTTGTTTGCTAAGCTACAGGGTTTACTTGGCGTACGTAATGCACGTGCATCTATAACCAGTGTGGTCAGCGGGGGCAATAGCACTACCGCTGACCAAATTATTGTTACGACATCTATTCCTGCCGATTACTTGGCACTAAGTGGAACTATAGATGTTCGGGCTGCTGGCATTTTTACAAAACCTTTATCCAGCGGCACTAGCTTAACATTCTGGGTAAAAGTGGGCGCCAATAAAATTGCTAGTTTTGCATACGTGCCTACATCGGCACAAACCACACGTAACTTCCGACTGGATGTAGTATTAGTGGCACGCGCAATTGGCGCAAGTGGCAGTTTGGTCGCTAGCGGGATTTGTAATACAGATACATCGACTAAACAATTGACATTTGCAAGCGGTACAACAGGTGCAGCAAATACCACCGCCGCAGTCCCCATAACCATCGGGTACACATTCTCCAATAGTAATGCATCCAATAATGTCACTGCACATACTGCAATTATTGAGATGAAATAGGTGATATCATGGGATATGTTGTTGTTAATTCAATAGGAGACATCACTGCTCTATCACGGGAATGGATGCCTAATTCCATTTCCTATAATGATGCCACTATATTCGAATCCGTATTAAGCTCACCCAAAGATTGGAAGTGGATTAATGACGTGTTCGTTTATATGCCACAACCCACGCTATACCATCGTTGGACATATGGCGGATGGGTTCGTGAAGAAACGTTGGTTCGTAGCGCTGAAGATGACATGTGGGAAAGAATCAAGGAATATCGAGATCTGCGTGAAGCCAGTGGTATTATGCTAACCATTAGCGGCGTAGATTATTGGTTCCATAGTGACACGCGATCATTAATCAAGTATTTGTTTTTGTTGTTTTTTGCGACCATATTCAGTGCCGCATACACCTCACCTATCGTGTGGAAAACAATGTCAGATGCTGAAGTACCACTGACCGCCGAAACCATAAGAAACATTTTTTTTAAAGTATTAATCACAGGTAATGTCCTTTATGGAATCGGTCGGCAACATAAAACCAATATGTTAGCCTCCGATGATCCTTTAAGCTATAACTACAAAACAGGGTCGCCACCATGGCCGCCGGTATATGGGGAGTAGATAATGGATACAATTCGTATTGTGTTTAGTCGGTCAGTCAGTGTTTTCAGTTACGGTGTCCGTTTTATGACATGGTCGGATTGGAGCCATTGCGGTATATTGACTGCGGAAAATACCGTAGTAGAATCTGCCTTTAAACTAGGTGGTGTTGTAGAAACGCCGTTTGGATTATTTGCAGAACGTGTAGGTGAATACGTCATTGTTGAAATGCCGTGTCGCGATGCACAAGCTATTATCGATATGGCACGTAGTCAGTTAGGCAAGAAATATGACTGGACTGGATTAGTTGGAATTGCGATACATAGCCGTAACTGGCAAGAAGAAGATAGTTGGTGGTGTAGTGAACTCATCGCATGGGCATTCGACAAAGGTGGTAACCCACTCTTTACGCCTGAGGCACGCATCCGCATCACACCGCAACATTTGTTTATGTTGTATCATGTCGAAATCTGTCGACACGTCAATTGACGCATATAGCGCAGCCATGGCGGCTGCGCTTATGTCGTACTAGAAATTACCGCGTTCTAAGTGAGGCCATTTGTCTACCACGTCATCAGGACATTTCACACCTTCCTTACGCAGTGCAGCAGCTACAACTGCATTGCGGTCATGTGTGGATAAATCCAAATACTCTGGATGATTGCTGATTACTAATAAATGTGTGCCACCTGTAGGTGGATTAATTTCCATGGTCGCTTCAGGCCAGTCGGGTAATGAGAACCCAGCGAGTTTCTTGAAAAAGCCAGAATACCGTATTTCTAATTTATGCATGGTTATACCTGTCATGTTGTGATGATGTTTAACGTAGCCCTTGTATAGGACACCCTCATGAGTAACAATATTAAATCCATTATGGATCACCATTTGAAGCATCTAAAAATAGATGCTAAGTTCATAGCAGCCGTTCACAGATATCGGGTTACATGGATCAATAAATCTGAAGACCATATCCGTTTCTTTGGTGGCAACCTGTTAGGCGTCTATCCTATTCGATATACCACATCAGATCGCAATGACTGGCTAGATGTGTTATTGGAGCTAGACGAATACGAAGCCCGCAAACAAATCATTTCTATGCCACATATCGATGAGGACTGGAAACGCGCCACAGACATGGTCAACGTGAGTTGCTGTTATCTCACACATGCTATTATGACTTCAAATTTAACTTCATCCCAAAAAGAAGCGGGTATGATCGATGTGTTATTAGTCATGCAGTACAAACTGTTTAGTTCGTTAATGACCCACTTCTTCCGATATTCTGCGGATGAGAAAACAGCGTTGGGTACATACGCAGCACTCTCTAAAAAATATGCCATTAAACAATATGGCACATGGGACGGCGTATTAACGGCACGTGCTAAAGATATCATCAGCAGTGCCAGTATTCACTATCAAACGATTTCTAAATTCACAGATGATGGTGCAATCGTCTACATGATTACTGACATCCAAGGTCGACTACGTAACATGGTCAAAAACATCTGGGGGGTCTTTGATCAAGTCCGTGTAGAGGATGCTAAAATCCTATCTACGGGTGGGACTATAGAACTCGATGGCAAGATTGTAGTGCGAGATGTTTCACGTGTATTGCCGGGATATACCCGATACCTAGATGAAATCATTTCAGACAAACGTCGGTTTATTAAGCCTGAGTTGATTGAAGTTATCTGCTCTGCACAATACACCATGTCTGAACATTTGTTGTACGAAGCACTGAATTACATCAGCGATAACTACAATAACAAGACAGTAAAAGCATTTGTCACTGAGACGCTCTTACATGCGTTTGATTACATTACAAACGACAAGTCAGGCAAAGATGCTATGCGTGACCTATCGACCCTTCTTGCGCGTCTACGTGCGTTATACATGGCCTCTCGATCATCCGATCCTGCGTTGTTAAAGATGCGTGACCTAGGTGGTGAGATATTGAAGAAATCTATCAGTAGTCGCTCTGAGTCCACAATTGCTTCGGTAAGAACAGGTGTGTGTTTGTTTATCATACTCCGTGTTTTTACTAAGAACTACTACAGTTAATACGGCGACATATACCCACACCGCAAGGTGTGGGTATATGTCGCATAGCGCTTATGGGCTAGGGGATTACGTTGTATCTTTTTTGATGTACACCATGCGCTATGCAGTGGCTATTTCAATATCATATCCAAGTGCGCGTTGATTGCACAGTTCAGCGGATAGTCTGTCTTATTTAGCATCCTTGTACATAGCTGTGGATAATGACCTACGTGGTAATCAACATAAACATCGTTGTCCACCTTGACCATCTCCACAGTGTACGTGTAATACTTACGGCTGCAAATGTACCATCGGTTATATCGCAAGGTGTGAACATATTGTCGGCAACGTAAAACAATGCATCGTTCAATTCCACTGGCAGTCATACAGCACTGCCGATGGAGTTTTTCACGACCGGTATGGTACGTACTTACAACATATTCACCACGAAATAACAAATGGATAACAACCAAAAAGGATACGAATAGTTGAACCATTGGTGTGTCCTTATAGTCATTTAAGCGGCACTTCGAAAAGCTCTCCGCTGTCTATCGTGTGCATTTTCACGCACCCGTCTGGAACGAGATTCCGCTGCATTAGAAATCAATGCATCGATCGTTTGTGCATCATCATACTGGTCGAGTAGTCGACTATCTAGTGCACGTATGCGCATCTCAGTCATACGAATAATACGTTCGTCCTTCTCTGTGCGTAACTCAACTAACAGAACAGACGTTCCATTTCGGCACGTGCGGTGCGTTGACGATGCTCTTCGAAACGAACAACATTATCATCTACTACCTTGTTAGATTCACCTATACGGTATTCGCGCGTACCCGCTAAAGCGTTAGTGATGCCGTAATACTGAAGGTTTTTCGAGGAGGTCAAGAACCATACCGCTAACAACCATCCAATAGCCATATCGTCATGCCCTTTATCCGCATGGTCAATACGTCCATTCTTCGATGCCAGCCCACAGATCTCATCAATCAACTGTACGTCATGACACTTATCTCCACCTAACGCAGCAGCGCGCTGTAGCGTCATTTGGTATAACGACTCACGACTATGACGTCCCGTACCCGCAGTAGCAAAACCAAATTCCTTTTTGTTCTTATCATTCCAGTTACTTGGACGACGACCCATATCGCTCAACAGATAAGCATAATCCGCTGTACGTTCTTTGTGCTCATCTACAATCAGATTGTAAATGCGTTTAAATGGATCGATGCCTGCAGCAGGTAAACGGATTAACAACGTATCAATCAATGCAGTACCCATGTTTTTACGCTCAGGTATTAGAATGATGTTCTCGTATTTCTCCATGAGATCTGCTACCCATCCCGTAAACCGGATGATATTAGTTTCGTTTACACCCGTCGTGGCTAGCACTTCCAATGTCTTAGGATCTACTAGCACCAGTGTAATCGCGTCGCGACCAATCCCTTCGGACAAGTCCATACCACCAATGATTTTACTACGACGCATCCGTTCAGCAATTTCTGATTTAGGGATGTACCAGTTAGTCATGTATCCTTCACTAGATATTTCTACATAGTCAGGATCACGTTGACTGCCACGAATACGTTCTAACAACTCAGTAGGCAATGGTGAACGTAATCCACCCACAGTCCAACGATTTAAATAATCGCGGTCTGCATCATCACCCTTAGAGTTGGTTTCACGCATTTTCTGGCGTAACCATTCATCGGTATATCCGAGTTGACGGTGTGACATGATAATTGTGCAGATAGGTTTGTTATCTCCGCATTTCTTATCAATGACTTTAACCAACTGATGAACGTTCTCTAAATCAAATACAGCTTCACTGAAACGCATTCCGTTGTGGAATAGTTCGTAAATGTACTTACCACTCTTAGTATCGCGTTTTCCAGCGGTCGTAGTAAATATATTTCCGTAAGGTGCATCTACAGAACGTGCTTCATCACGTGCAGCGTTTCCTGCAGACAACATAGCAGGAATAGTGATATCGATGTAATCAATAAATGGTGGTTCGTCAACTAACCCGATAGGTGCTGTTAATCCACGCGCTACAGTTAACGCAGCGGACTCACTGTTCTGCCCCACGGCTGTGGAATATAAATTGGTACGTTTTACGCAAGACAGTTCTACCGTGTTATCTGCATCGTGTTTGTGTTCTTGACGCAGGTACTCTGGCAGATACTTACGCATCCGTTTAATACGCAATACGTTAGCAGTGCGCAGTTTATCATTGAGTGTTAACATGTTAATACGGGTGTTAATAGAACCAATTACTAACAAGTACAACACCAGTCCGTCTACTGATACAGATTTACCTGTTTGACGTGGCTGTGTTAACCCTACGTCAATGTGATTGAAGAACAACCATATCAGTGAAATGTTTCCACGGTTAGCACGGAATGGAATAGAGTTTGCAGATGCCTGTGGTGGTATCCGCAATACTTCACGAAAGAAATACCAAGGGTTGTATAAGCACTCTAATCCAATCAACGTCATTTGTTCTGGCGTTAGATTAGGGTCATGTGGATCTACATCCTCTAATTCTTTCTGTAATAGACAGAGATGAAATGCATAGTTTTTGATTCCCATGCGTTTGTGTTTCTCTGCCAACTCTAGAAACGATTTGTTTCGGGTGCGGTAGTGGACTATGGCGTTTGGGTATTTTGCCCAATCATCCTTAAACAAAATCATAACTGTTGCTTCACAGTCATGGATGCGATGGATAGTTCATACTCCGTAACATTGTCACGTAAGAAGAACTCCAGACGTACCGTAGTAGCTTGACCTACTGTCACGTTAATGTCACGCACTACTTCTAATGCATCTGCCACTGCGATTTCACGCATCCACCCTGAACCAATTCGTAATCGAAAATGTGTGGGTGTAGGCGGATATGCTTCCACGGCTGACACACGCATGGGTTCAGCAGCATGGTACATTTTCTGCAACCAGTCGCTCAAGTCCATTAGGTTCATGGATAGATCTAGCTTACGTTTGCCGGGGTACAGTTCATCGTTAGCCGCGTAAGCCACATTGCCTGCATGGTAATGATGGTCATTGCTGTACTCTACATCCACGTAACTGTTAGCATTGACGTTCGTCCCACTATTCTTTAATGTAAGTCTAAACGACTGTACATGACGGAATATGTCGAACGATGGTGATAGTTGGTTGAGGTTTACAGCTACAGTCAATGTCTGCGGAATGTTCAACAACGACCCATCGAACGGCGTAGAGCTTGCAGAGATGCTTACGTAAGGAGTTGCGTAATAAAACGCATCACGTTCTAACGAGTAAAGGTAATACTCCAGCGTCCATTTCGGCGCTGGCGTATTTACCCATGTGGGCACAACAAACAACTTAACCGAGTATTGGTTTTGTTGTTCAGCGGTAACAATTTGATAAGGTCTTGCAATATGCCGAGAACCCGGTGCAGGTTCTGATATACCAACCCCGTATTCGTTAGACTGTAAGCGATAGATTAGCGTCAATGGAGATGGCATGTTAACAACGGAAGCCACGTAGTTTTCAGCACCTAACAACGAAAACCGTGTGTTATCAACAGGTAGTGTTACGGTACTGCCATCCGCATAGCGAACAATGCCTTGCAATAACAAACTTTGAAACACCATGTTAATAGGAATTTCTAATAGCTTATCATCGTTAATGGATAAGAATGGTGATACTAATTCCACATCCACAATGTAGTTGTGTAACTGATTTAGGGTGTGAACAAACTCTGTACGCACGATAATCAAACTACTTATCTTTAACTGAATGCCTGCCGCATTGTATTCCACCGCCGTGACTAATTCACCCGTAGGTAAATCATCTAAACACCATGCCGCTACAGGCGCACGAATACCTAGGTTTACACCACTAGGAATAGTTAGATTGGCCATGGGGATGTTATTCGATGTCACCGCATTACCATCCCACATTGCAGAAACCACCTGCCCCGCGTTGCTAATGTCTACACCACGGAACACTTTGATAAATGCAACATCCGAACCATACGAACGATAACGTCTATCAAATGCCATAGAGAATGGTGTAGTGGTGTTGTTGACATAGAGTCGTTTGTAATCACCATACTCGCCGGGCAGTACGGCCAATAACATATTTTCGGGAATGACTTGTGCAGTGCCATCATCTTCTTCCGTAATGATGAGGGTAGATAGCAACGTGTTGGTGTCTACGGCGCTGACGCGATAAACAACTCGTTTGTTATTAGCTGCCCATTCAATAACTTGGTCGTTTACATTAGGTACATCAATCGCTGTTCCACCTGCACCTGTGTAAATCTCTGTTTTATTCCATGTTTTGAAACCACGGTTCCAATTAACAACTGGATTCGGCATGTTAGCCTCCAATGACAGCAGACGGTGTTAAGTCTGGAAGATTGTTTAAATAAAGAACAATGACGCGTTCTATAAACCGGTATTGTCCTACTGTAAGTGTGACAGATTCGGCAAGTTGGTGCGCATGAACATATACGTAATTGCTATCGATGCCACGCACACACGGGTCATATGGCAATAACCACAACCACGGCAAAACCATGTCATGTATCTGTACGTCTGTGTAAATAACATCTAAGACCGTTAGTGTACCATTTAAAATCGCATGAATCAACCCGCTACAGAATGGACTCACCACATCCCATCGTTGGATTTCAACAATAGGGAATGTAGGATGCCAAGTGGGTAACCGTGTTTCTAAGTAATCACTAACACGATTGTCCATGTCTACAGATGCTAAACGATATTCGTTAGTAGAACGTGTTGTAAATGGCTCTACGGATAGCACATAGTCAGCTACGCTATAGGGCTTACCATCTGTCATCCGACGTACAGTGTCTGTTTCGGAAAAGCTAACAGTCTCACGTGCTTTTAATTGCCCACCCACTAACACATGTAGGTTACGGTCATTTCGAATGTCGTAGTTTTGATTTACAGATAAAATCCCACCACGCACGAAATTCAACTCACGCGGAGCATGTGGGCGCATTGTTGCAGCATCTGCAAATCCATATGTCCGATACTGTATAACCGTGTTGGCAGGTAGCGTGGTAGGGCGTTTAACAATAACGACTCTAGGCCATTCTACATAAAAGTCCAGATCTTGATGTAGTGTCTTACCGTCCATGAAAACATCTATAGTTCCATTAGGGATAGTCTGCGGTTTAGTAACCGTACTACCCAACCAATCTAACTCAGTCTCTACATCAAAATACATATAGCCATCATACGGCACAGGGAGTGTCGGCAATGTAACAATCTGCATGTGACCGCCAATGCGAACACAGCCGTATAGATTGTTTAAGTCCAACACCGCAGTGTTCCACTCAATGCGAGGCGGTGTGACATCAGTGTTGTAGGTGTAGTAAATGCTACCTGTAACATCTTCCCATTGCTCATTGGGTATGCCGCCCACTATGGGACACACGTAACATCTGAACCCCCAATGTGATAGATCCATCAACTGAACATCTTGGTCAAAATGCAACGACAGATCATTCACAGATGGACGCATGTTAAAACATTCAGTTAATGCCGCAGTGGTTTTAAATGGATCTTTAATGGCAATGGTTGAGTAGTTACCACGACCCACAAAGTACCCACGGTAATCGCCCGAGACGTCGTAACAAAACACTATGCGGTGTGCCGAAGTACCATCTGCCTCTGCTATACACGCCGCTAATGGCGCAACTATAACAGGGTCACCACCCAATGCTTGCACTGGGCAAATTGGGTTAGCAACTAGCCGTGTCGCAGTGTTATAACCAAACATGTTTTCTACCATGTCGTCTGTAATACGCTCTATAGACTTTCCCATTACCTTGGCATAGTCGCTGCTTTCTAATTGCACCACACCCCATTCTGGAACCGTTGTGTTTAAAGCCGAAGTCATGGCCTCTACAACTTGCGGATATGTCAGACGGCTTAGTTCTTCAATCCGGGTGTGTTGTTGTTGAATCCCACGAACGATGCCGCCGTGTCGCGTAACAACCATTATTTCTATTGTCCCTGTGCTAAATAAACTATCACTTGCAATCAGTTCATCTATGGTATCTTTACGCAAGGCATACGCGTTGTGTGTTAGCTGACGCACATTGACATGTCGGGTTTTACCTATATAAACGCCTGTGTAACTAGATGCAGTGTAACGGCGAATTAGATAAAAATCCATGTCGTCGTAATAATCAATCGATGCATACGGCGTATTTTGAATGATGGCATATTTCTTTTTCCCCGCATCTACACTCGATGTAAATATCGGGAGTTGTGACAGTGGAAAATATGTGACGCTTTTAATAGAGGCATCCCACATGTACGAATAGGTTCTTCCCAACATGGCTGCGGAATAACCTACAGGTCTATGCGTGATGTATCCATCCGTCTGCCAAATAGCTGCACCCACACCACCAAAAACTGTTTCAATGGCATCAGCAGACTGGCTATGTACTAGCCAGTCTGCCATGGACGCAACAGTGGTCACCAGTGTACGGATAGGTAAATCAGCTGATGGTGCATTACTGCGCCAATTTTGTGTATCGAACAAGCTATTGGAATAAAAGCGAATGTAGAGCGATTCGTTATCCAATGTGCGACGGATTCGAGAAGTTATACCGCTGTAGACATCAGTGTAGTTTTTTTCACCCAAATAGTAATTAGGCATCACGCGTACTGCCAATATGAAATTTCTATCGGCCATCCGTTGTAACCAACACTCATGTCGTGGTAATCGTGCCCCATTAGCAGTATACACATCTACCACAGCAGCGTTGGATGCGCACAGCTGTGCAACACGATACCACTGACCAGTACGTACGGTAACTAACGATTTTATCGATGACACCCCCGGCGTAGTGACATATCCGTCAGATACTGTATTCACAACACCTACGGTGAGACTGTCTTCAGGGATAGTTAACATGTTGAACAGATGTGGTGGAAGTTGTCCTATCTGGTATAAATGGTAGGTGGAACGATCCGAAAAATCGCTAAAATTAGGCAAATTTATTTGTTGGCGAATAACGGGAGCGGTTTTAAAACCGCCCCCTTTTTTAGTAATACGCGCCAACCGAATAACTGTTTGCTTATCTTGATATGGGTCACACCAAACATCGCGAAGAGCAAACTGTGTTAAAAGGTTTTGCATGATTAGTCCTCAAACTGTAGACGCTTCGCATTTAACAAGAATGGCTTTAATTCATCATCACCATCGTATTGTTCCACTAACTTACCAATCGCGGTATTACGATAGCCTTTCTCATTAGCTGCTGATAAAATCATGGAGATGAATGTAGGCGGATGTTCCAACGCTACATGCGTTACCTCTACATTGTTAGGTCCAAACCAACTACCTGTCACCGATGTAAACAGTAATGCTGTGTTGAAGTGTTCTAAACGCACTGTGCCAGATTGTTCTTTAATAGCCCCAATCAAATCTTCTACAGAACGTAACACGGGCAATGTATCAATAACACGCATGGCATCTTCAGCGGTGATGTAAGTAGACGATGCAATTTGTGTAGCGAACTTTAATTTCATGTCTTCGCTTAACTCTGCAACATCTCCATCCAAAAACAAACACTGATAGAAATAAGCACAGAGGATGACTAAGGTCATCTGTGTATCAGGTGGCAGTGCAAAGCGTTTAGTAATTACGTCCGACAACCAACGTGAATAGATTTTGATTTGGTAATTACCCAATGTCAATAAATCACGTGGACCTTGACTTAACCAAACGTGTTGTAGAAATCCACGCATAACCGCAAAATGATAATCCATTTTACTTTTAATATCTACTTCTTTACCTTCATCGTAATCCGCTACAGCAGAGATACGAGTAAAGTTACGTACGTCTACAAAAGTACGATACCGTGGTTTATCACGAGTGTCGTTTTCGGAGACGTCATCTGAAAAGCTAGATGCTTCAATAGCCAACGGATGGGCAAATGCAGGAATTACAGCCGGTCCATTTATAACTGTTTTTACATTGTACATCGTGTCTTCAGTTAAGGGATTTACGGCAAATCGAAACTGATTACCCGATAAAGCCGTATGCTGCACAATAGCAGCAATCACAGGCTGAATGATATGTTTTTGACACGCGGTTGTGTCATAGGCTGTTTTAAACATTGTAGGGCGACTCCTTAAGTGGTGTTAGAGCGATATAATTGCGCCCTATGTAATATCTAACCATTATGATGTGTGTTTCCGCACATCCGTACATAGAATTTGCACTTCGCTAGGGAGCTGATTATGACATTCTTAAAAGCGACACCGCGAACCTTGTATAAGGGTATTCGAGATTTATCCATCCGTACCCCTATTCCTGTTCCTGTCGAAATCCCAACACACTTACCACATGTATATTTGTTGACTGAGCGTGGCGACACGCTTCCACACATTTGCATTGGGTCAGGTTTTAACCAGATGTATGGTATCGATTCACTCGATCCATTATCACCGTTTGCAACCCATGCGACCATGGGTGCACGTCAAGCCATGGCCAATGGCAACATGTGCATGATTCAACGTGTATTGCCACCTAATGCTAAACGTGCATTGTTGCGTTTCTCATTAGAACTCGTCCCTGTCCGTACTTTGAATAAAGAACGTAGCAGCGATGGTCTGTACACTGATGCCGAAACTGACTTCATTCCAAACAGTGAAGAAATTGATATTGATGGTACCCTGTACACGGATGATGTTGGCACTGATGTTGGCGATGGACCAGTTCACGTTAAAAGCGCATTCCGTGCTATTTGGCATGTAGGTGTGGCGGGTTATGTAGGCGCCATGTTAGATGGCTCATGGCAGTTAGACGGCAGCGGCACTTTAGGTACACAACCTAATGGCGCTGTAGATCGTAAGTTATTTGCTCAAGGTAATGTAGTTACCAGTTTCCGTAGCGGCGACGCAATTGGTATAAATGGCGCCCCATTGTCTGGCGATAACTTTTTTGTGGGCGGTTCACAGCAAACATTAACTGTTGAAATGAGAACCGGCAATGAAGGAGAAAATCCAGTAGAGTCTATTCTTTACCCAATCTTTGATTTGGAAGTATCGACAGAAGGTTCATTTGGTGATTTAAACGGCATCATGTTCCATGCACCCAATGCGTTTAATGACCAAGGTGGCGACTCTGCAACCATGGAAATTATCAATGCATACTTGTACCGCATGACAATGGTTCGCCGTGAAAAAGATTCGACAACACCATTGCTTATCGAAACATTGGGTGGCGATTCTTCCGTGGACTTTACGTTAAAACAAAACGTATTACATCCACGTACAAAACAGCCATTGAACATCAGTCGTGCTGTATTGCCACCATACGAAAATCTGAAAGATCGTTCGATTACACCTATCCATGGTCCGTTCGGTCGTGTACATGCGTACGAATCCAACATCAACACCGTGTTGGCATTGTTAATTGAAGGTGACCAATATGTTGATTTACCAACACAATGGTCTAACTTATCGCATGAATTACCGGGCGAAAGTGTTTATAACCCGTACATGGGTGGTTATGGTCGTACAGAGCCATTCTACTTTAGCCCTACAAATGGCAAAGTAAATCACTTGTTAAACTTCTTCACGGGTGTGGATCAAAACAACATGCCGTTTGCTGTATTAGACGCAGAAAGTTCCACCAACTACGGCGGTGTTGCATTGGGTAATAATGCAGTGCATTACGCGGATGGCGGTAGTGATGGTTTGTACTACGACGCATATGGCCAACCAGATCGTTTACGTAATCTGGAAATGTTTGATACCTTGGTTCGTACACAGTTACGCAACTACGGCTCGTTAGAAGCCAAAGTGTTAGATGAAGCACGTTACCCATTATCTGCAATCTGGGATACTGGTTTTTCGTTGCCTACCAAACACGCCATGTTAACCCCGCTTTCATTGCGTAAAGATTTGTGGGTTGCATTAGCTACGCAAGCTGTGGCTGACTACTCCAACCCTGATGTACCGTTAGCAAACCAATTCAAATGGCGCTTGCCTAATACGGGTGCTGAAGAGTCCTCGTTGGCTATGTTACTCAGCGAACGTGCAGCAGTGTATCCAGAGTCCGAGTTGTATGGTACATCTGTTTGCCGTGCGATCATTGTAGGTCGTACTGATGAGCTGTTAAACACATCCTACCAAGGTATTTTGCCATACACAATCGACGTGCTCGATAAAGTGGCCAAGTACATGGGTGCTGGTGATGGCGTATGGAAGTCTACATTTAACTTCTCGTCATGGCCTAACAACACCGTGACCGAATTCGCTGATGCAAACATCACGTATCGTTCGCCTACTGCGTATGATAAAGACTGGGACAATGGTTTAATCTGGGTTCAGTATTTTGACAGCCGTTCATTGTACTACCCTGCTTTCCAAACCGTGTACAAAAATGATACAAGCGTGTTGAATTCATTCTTCACCATGGCCGGTTGTGTGGAGTTAACCAAAATCTGTGCGCGTGTAATTCGTGAATTGCAAGGCGATGATTCGTTAACAGAAGCACAGTTCATTCAGAAGAGCGATCGTCGCATCAATGAATTAGCTACAGCTGCCAAATTCGATAACCGTTTTGTTATCCGTCCTACTACGTACAAAACAGCCGCAGACAATGCGTATGGTTTCTCGTGGTCTGTACGTGCTGACTTGTATGCTAACAACATGCAAACGGTTGGTCAATTGACAATCGTGGTTCATCGCCGCGATGAATTGGATGCAGCGGCCTAAGGCCGCTGTTTTTCTCACAATTAGGAGAATGAATCATGGCTCGTTTAAGTGATATGATTATGGACCCCCCACGGGCATATGGTCGTGGTCGTAATACACCAGTCATTGACTTGGTGAATGGTGGTCAGTTTGGTCAACAAGTAGAGATGGCTGGTTACGTTTCTAGTACGCCCTACGTTCGTAAGAACTTGGTGGCAAAAGTATTAGAGACGCCGCGTGGTTTCCAAGATTTGGATGAGCCATCTACATGGATTGCTGTGTACAAAGCATTGATTGAGTTACATCCCAAATCAATCGAAGGTTTTAATGCACAGTTGACCGTGGACACTGTGTCTACACCGTTTGGTGGTGCAGGCGAAGAAATCGAAGCTCCATCTGATGTGAAACGTGCGAAGTCCTCGCCGAGTCTGTCATGGGTGGACAAATACGGTCGTCCTATTTCGACATTCTGGGACAATTACATTTTGGAATTGATTGGTGATCCAATTACCAAAACTCCCAATGTAATGACCCGTGCACAAATGCGTAACAAAAAATTGCCTGACATGTTGCCCGATTACATTGGCGGCACGGTTATTTTCTTTGAGCCAGACCCTACCTTTACAATGGTGGACAAAGCTTGGTTAGTAACTAACTTCTGGCCTAAGTCTGGCGCACCTATCGAAGGTCGTCGTGATTTAACCGCTGGTGGTGATATGTTAGAATTCTCTATTGAGTTTACTGCATTGTCACAAGTCGGTTTTGGTGTTATTGCTTTGGCACAACGTTTGTTAAATGAAATGAATTTAACGGCTACTAATCCAAACAATCGCAAAGAGTTCATTACTGCGGTAGATCCATCTGTATATGCATCCAATGCAGCTACAGTAGGTTTCACCGAACAAATGGATGCTGCTGCGAAATCAACGCTAAACATTTAAAGCGTACATTGAAGGGAGAGACATGGTCTCTCTCTTTTATGCTGATTTTTCATGACGGGGAATTACAATGACGAATCTAACTGAATATTTGCAGTTCCCACCTGTTATGCGGTGGGAAACTAATACGGTGGCGTTAGGTGGGGCTGGCGGTCCCATGAACGTACCGCTACAGCAATTAACTAATCGTACGGCGTGGCTCAAAGCACAGGTCGATGCCATTAATTTAATTCTGGCTGGCGACGGAGAAGAACCGTTTATCATCAACAATTTAACATCAGAATCTATTGTCGGTGCATTGGCAGCCAACCAAGGCCGTGTGCTAAAAGGAATGTATGATGATTTAATTCTGGCATTAGCCGATAAACTAGATGCATCTGCATATATCGACCACTATAAAGGACTGCACATTAGCGCACCGAATTTAGTGTTGGCATATCCAACTGCTCTGCCGGGTGACTATGCGTTAGTAGACACAGGTGGTGCAAACGACGCAACCGTTTATTTTTGGGATGTAGAAGGCGGCTGGGTGACTAGCGGATCTACTGTGTCTCTAACAGATACTGATGCGTTAGCACAAGGCAATACAAATCTGTATTGCACTCACGCAAACGTACGTCAAGTTATGATACGTGAAAATGTTACATTAGAATCAGGTAGTCTAAATAGCGGAGACTCGGAGTCGGGTCTTATGGCAATCGCGTCACGATACCAGCTATTGCACATTACGGCTAATTGCGCATGCCGATTTAGACTCTATACGTCAGCTAACCAACGCGATAACGATTTAGGTCGGGCTATTGGGGTAGACCCTACGGGAAACCATGGGTTGTTGTTTGAGTTTGTTACTACACCATCGTTATTAAGCGCGGACTTAACACCCATTGTGGATGGATATTCCAACACAGCTAACATTCCATATTCTGTTACTAATCTAAGCGGCGTTGCGCAAGCCGTAACCGTTACATTAAACCATGTTAAAACAGGGGCATAGACCATGGCTATTGCAAGTTTTATATCTAAACTTATAAACGATACAGATGCTAACTTTCGTTTATGGGGAAGTGGGTTATCAAATGCTATCCAAGCGGTTGGATTGATTAAAACGTCAGATACGGGTCAAATTAATTGGTCAACCGTTACCAGACCTACCGTAGCCAATGCCATGCAAGGCTATGAGATTTATCGGTTTAATGATTCACTGCAGGGTACCGCTCCTATTTTCTTAAAAATAGAGTATGGTTCTGGAATCTATGGTGCATCATTTCCCGCGTATAAAACCACAGTAGGAAAAGGTACTGATGGTGCAGGTAACATTACCGGCGTGTTACATGACTTAACCCAAACAGGGGCGGGAAACAGCAGTTCATCTAGCGATTTTCTTAGTTATGTGTCGTCTGGTGATGGCTCTATGTTGGTATTTACATTGTGGCCAACTGCGACTACTGTAGCCACACACGGATGGCGATTCGCGTTGGAACGTAGTCGTGATGTAAATGGTAATCCAACGGCTACGGGGACGCTCTGTTACCGTATGGACAGCACAACCTCAACAACTGCAGCTACCACATCCCGCACTGAAGCAGCTGATTATGGTTCGGCATCGACTAACACTATATTGCGTGGACCTGTCAACACTGGATATGAAATTGGGTCAGCCACTACGCTAAACAATGGAATTAACACACCTATGTTTAAAGCAGAAGTTGTTACACCATCTCGGCTAAAGTGGAATCCAAAATCTATTTTAGGATATGCACAGGCAGATGCTGGAACATTACAGGTAGTGGATGTAGCGGGTAATAACTACTTAACCTTGGGGGGCGCTGCTGGTCAGTATGCAGATGTCGGTCAGCAACAGTATTGCTGCGTGGCTATAGCGTATTATTGAGGGCTAGCGTATGTTCACCACAGACGCAATGGGTTTGGCTATTGTTACAGCAGACGTACATTTAACTTCAGATAACATGGCAATTATAGCGCTGCCATCCGTAGGTATAACGACGTTCATTGCATCGACGGCGGATACAACACCTATGATAGGTCAATTATGGCCACGTGGCCATTAAGCCAAAAAAAAAGATGTGCATATACCCACGCCGCAAGGTGTGGGTATATGCCGCGATTATTCGAGGATGAGTTTATTCAACTCCTCTTTGAATGGAAAACCGGGATTGTTGTCTACTGCACGGTAGACTATCATGCGGTCGTCTTTGTCGAGATGAGCCACCGGATACCATCCATCTTCGGTCATGACAACTAGCCCAAAGATCAAATCCATGGTCAGTGCTACCCGACCATTTTCCCACGTAACGTTATATAAAGCCATGATTCATATTTCCTCTTAGGTAAAATGCATATACTGGCTAAGGTACATGCGAACATCCAATAGAGTAATATGTATCTGTGATTTATTCCAATGCGCGGGTTCGGTATGGGTTAGCTAGACAGATAGGTTTGGTAAACCCACGCTTCACCAACTCAGCAGCTATCTCATCTACTGTTAACGTAATGTACGATTCACCGTAGATCCCCCATATGCGATTTA